ACGGGGCTTTCGTATACTGATCTGATGCAGATGCGTGTGGATGCGTACAATGCACAGCCCGGCACGCTGACCGGCTATGACTGCAAAACGTGCCGCAACAAGGGCATGATCGCAGAGATCCGGGACGGCTATGAGGTCATGTGCCTGTGCAGCTGTATGAAAACCAGAGACACCCTGCGGCGAATCCATGAATCCGGTCTGGAATCCCTGCTCCGCATCTGCACATTTCAGAACTACACCGCAGAGCAGCCATTCCAGCAGCACATTCTCCAATGTGCCAAAGCGTACCTACAGGAACGGCACAGGTGGTTCTATATCGGCGGTCAGACCGGATGCGGCAAGACACACATCTGCACCGCCATTGTGGGCGGCATGATCCGGAACGGTTTTTCGGTGCGGTACATGGTGTGGCGTGAAGCGTCCAATCAGCTGAAAGCTGCTCTGACGGACGGCAGCTATGCCGCACAGATCGCAGCGTACAAGGAAGCCGATGTGCTGTACATAGACGATCTGTTCAAGACCAGCAGCACCGCAGAGGTATCCGGTGCAGATGTGCGTCTGGCATTTGAGATACTGGACTATCGTGCCAGAAATCAGATGCTGACGATCCTCTCCACGGAATGGCTTTTGCCCCAGCTGCGGCAAATTGACGGAGCAATCGGCGGCAGGATCATTCAGATGTCCAAAGGGTATGCGTTTGAGATACGCCCGGACAACCAGAAAGATTATCGGCTGAGGAAGTGAAGCGTATGGCAAAAGGACAAACCCAGACACTGTACAGCCTTGCTGCTGTGCTGGGGCTGGTAGAATCGGGAAACAAGGAAGACCCGTTTCACATGATCGTCTACCGTATCAGCGGCAAGACCTCTGTCCGGGAACTCACCCCACCGGAGGCGGCAGCGGTAGAGGCGGAGCTGCGGCAGCAGCTCCGGGAGCAGCGTCCCAAAAAGAAAACGGCATCCCCGGAGTATCCGGGGAAAATGACAGCCGGACAAAAGGCGTATGCCTGGCGGCTGCTGTATGATCTGGCAAAGCTCTCGCCCTCTGCGGTGCCGGTGGGGGAACGCATGGCAGGCATCGTCCGAAAGGTATTGCAGGAAGACCCCTGCCCCGGTCACCCTCTGAACTGGGTCAAACGGGAGGACGGGGCGAAACTGATCGAAACGCTGAAACGGTATCTGCGAAACGCAAAACGAAAGGCGGCAAAAGAACATGACTCTGGATAAACTGACCATAGAACAGCTGCACGGCAGCCAGCTGGAAATCGCGGAGGTCATCGGCATCGAAGCCTATCGGAAGCTGGTCGCCAGCTACGGCGGCAGCAGCATCTATATCAGCAAGGCGGATTCTGTGATGAACGGTCTGAGAGATGCGGAGATCTTCCGCCGGTTTGACGGTTCCAATTATCTGGAACTGGCACACGCATTCAATCTGGCGGAGAACACCATCCGGGACATCATCTACCGCCAGAGCACCGACCGGGAAGCACACCAGATGACGTTCTTTTGAACCCGAAAACTCATTGAAATTCCTGAAAAATCTGCCTTATTTGCAGCACCGTTCTTTTCTGTGCTATCATTACAGTAGAAGTAATGATAGCACTTTTCTTTTGGGGAGGGAATGCAGTGACACAGGAACTGATCCTGTTTATCATCACCACGGTGATCACCGTGATCCTTGGGATCATCGGCTATTTTCTGAAACGCACCATGGATCGCAATGACAAGAACGAAATGGCAGTGCAGGAGCTGCGTGACAATCTGCTGACGCTGTCGGACAAGTACGCCACCAAGGCAGAGATCCGGGAGATCAAGGCATCTATGGAAAAATTGTCGGAGAACATTGACTACATCAAGGAACACACCACCAAGAACGAGGATTTTATCCGCACCATGGCAAGGCTGGAAAGCAAGATCGACAGCTATTGCAGCAAGTAAGGAGGAACGGCATTGGAGCAGGCAGAAATGATAGAGCGAATCCGGCAGAAGGCATTTTTCAAGAATAACGGCATGGTGCTGAAAGCCGTGAATCTGCTGCGTGACAAGTTTGTTGCATTGACGGACATCCGCTATGCACTGGAGCCCAGCATGACTGAGGCGGAATTCCGGGACAGCATCAACTATCTGACGGAATCCGGATATATCCGGCTGCGGCACATGGATTCCAAGGCGTGTACGACACTGGCAGACACGGCAATGGAACAGCTGGAAGCCAAGGTATCGGCGGACGGTATCAAGATCATTGCCTGTGTCCGCAAGGACGAATGTATTGACGTGTGAGGTGCTGCATGGGACGCAGAAAGCATTCTAAGATCGACAATCTGGAACCGGCAGTCAAAGAGACCGTAGACGAGATGATCAAGACCGGTGCCTATTACCGGGAGATCGTGGACTATATCCAGTCCCACGGCGTGAGCATCTCTCTGGCAGCGGTGGGAAAATATGCGAAAAATCTCATGAGTACGCTGGACGCACTGCGGCTCAGTCAGGAGAACTTCCGGGCGATCATGGAAGAAACCGACCGCTATCCGGATCTGGACATGACAGACGGCATTCTCCGCCTGCTCTGCAATCAGATGCTGGATGCCATCAACAAGCTGCCGGAGGAAAGGCTGTCGGAGATCGACTTTGACACCCTGTCCAAAAATGCCGTGGCACTCACCCGTGCAGTGGCGTACAAGAAGAACGTGGACACCAAGACACGGGATCTGCTGGAAAATGGTGCAGAGCAGTTCAAGGATCTGATCTATGAAGCCATGGCGGCAGAACGACCGGATCTCTACAAGGAAGTCAAGAAGTTTATCAAATCCAAAGCCAAGGAGGGAAAGGCATGAGTATGTATGTGGTACAGGTGAAGCCTGGCACAGATCTGCAAGTGGCTGTGCTGCTGCGGAAAAGAGGGCATCTGGTACGCTGTCCGCAGCGAACCATGGACATCCGGAAGAACGGGAAATGGAACAGTATCACAGAACCTGTCTTTCCCGGCTATCTGTTTCTGGAGGAAGAAATCGACCGGCAGAAGTATGACAGCGTGGTACAGTCAGACGGCGTAATCGGATTTCTGAAAGTGTCCGGCTGTACGCTGGGCAAGTTGCAGCCCCACGAGGAAGCATATATCCGATGGCTCTGGAACGGCGGCAAACCCATTGCCCCGTCCCGCATCTATACCACATTGCAGGGGGACAAGATGGTCTTGTCCGGCGTGCTCCGGGAGTACTGGGACAATGTGGTGCGGCTGGATCTCCGGCAGCGGCGTGCCCGTGTGCGGCTCTCCATCTGCGGACATGACTACACGGTCACACTGCCGGTAATCGGCATTTAAGAGCGTGTGTGAAACAAATCAGTATGCCTGTCATGGCTGTGGTTGATTCGTCCCACAGGGTGCGGTATATGGTATAAAGGCAATACTTCTTGCAGCTCTTTGTGCGGTATTGCCTGAACCCCGAACGGAACTTTTCCAAAAAGATTCCGAATGGCGAAGCATACCCTGTTTAAGAACGTTCAGAGGGCGTTTAGAATCGTTTGAAGATTTTTCTGCGAAAAACAACACCCAAAAAGAATACACGCAATATACGGGCGTACAGCGTCCGTATTTTTTTGACCATTTTTTCTGAAAGGAGTGACTGCAAATGAACAGCCGAAAGAAAAAGAGCATCCACCAGCTGGCGGACGGTATCCTGCAATTTGAGGACAAGCGGAAATCCATTCCGCAAGCGGACTTTACCGATTTGCAGACGTTCCTCTCTGCCTACCTGAATACCCCGGAGCCGAAGAAACGGAAAAAGCTGGCGGAGGAATTCCGGAAACGGCACATGGAACTGTACGAGTTCCTGCAAAGCAATCCGGAGCTGATCCGGGCAGAGACCAAGATCACCGCCACCCTACAGGCGGCGGCATCCGGAGCAGCCGAAGAAGAGGACAACGGACAGATCACCAATCTGTTTGAGAAATTGCAGGAGGGACTGGCATGATCTATCAGACTTTTTCTCCCAAGCAGATACAAGCCATGCTCTGGTGGGCAATGCCGAAATTCCGGCAGTATGATGCCATCATCTGTGACGGCTCTGTCCGTTCCGGCAAGACCATGGCAATGAGCATCGGCTATCTGCTGTGGAGTATGCGGAGCTTTGACCATGAGACGTTTGCCTTTTGCGGCAAGACCATCGACAGCCTGAAACGCAATGTGGTCACGCCGATCCAGAAGTGGATGGCAGGCGTGATGCAGCCGAAGATCAACCTGTCCAAGAACTATATGGACGTGGAATGGCGGGGGCATCACAACCGCTATTATTTTTTCGGCGGCAAGGACGAAAGCAGCTATGCACTCATTCAGGGTATCACCCTTGCCGGTGTCCTGCTGGACGAGGTGGCACTGATGCCCCGTTCTTTTGTGGATCAGGCAACGGCGAGATGCTCTGTCACCGGTTCTAAGATCTGGATGAACTGCAACCCGGACGGCAGCGAGGAACACTGGCTGTACAAGGAATGGATCGACAGCGTACACGGGAAAGCCGGCGAAAAGAACCGGCTACACCTGCATTTCACCATGGAGGACAACCGTGCTCTCTCTGTATCTGTCCGGAAACGGTATGAGCGGATGTATTCCGGTGTGTTCTATGACCGGTATGTCCTGGGCAAGTGGGTCATGGCGGACGGTCTGGTGTATCCGCAGTTCCAGAAGCTGCGGCACGTCATTCCGGACACGGTGCCGGACGTGCATTCCGGCGAGTTCTATCTCAGCTGTGACTACGGTACACTGAACCCGACCTCTGTCGGCTTATGGCACCTGTCCGGGGACGGCTATGCCACCCGACTGCGGGAGTACTATTATGATGCCCGAAAAGAGGGACATTCCCGAACGGACGAGGAACACTATGCGGCTCTGGAACAGCTTGCCGGAGACATTGCCCCCTATGTGCGGTATGTGATCGCAGACCCGTCTGCCGCCAGCTTTATTGAGTGTATCCGGCGGCACGGGGTATTTCGGGTGCGGAAAGCCAACAACAGCGTTCTGGACGGCATCCGTGACACGTCCACGCTGCTGCAAGCCGGACGCATTCATATCTGTGAAGGCTGTACGGATATTATCCGGGAGTTCGGTCTGTACTGCTGGGACAACCAAGCCAAAGGAAAAGATGCTGTGGTCAAGACCAACGACCACGCCATGGACGATATGCGGTATTTCGTCCGGACGGCGATGCAGCGGACGCTGCGGGAATACCGGATGCCACCGGCAGATGACAACGAGGAGGTGATGCCATGATCGATGCAACCCAGATCGCCGCAGCCATGCAGGTGCCCTGCCTGCTCAGCGGTGATATGATACAACAGATGCAGCTGTGGGAAGAGTTATATCTGAACCGTGCCGGCTGGATCCGGAACCGCATTCGTTCCTGTCACATTCCGGCGAATATCGCACAGGAGCTGAAACGGCTGACACTGACGGAATTTTCCGCCACGGTACACGATGCGGCAGAACTGGAACAGGCGGTCAGCCGTGTGCTGCCGAAGCTGCGGCGGAAAATGGACTTCGGGCTTGCCATTGGCGGCTTGCTGCTGAAACCCTATTTCACGGCACAGGGCGTTTCGGTGGACATTGTGCCGCAGAACGCCTATCTCCCAGTGAACTACACGGACGATTCCTGTGATGCGGTGGTGTGTCCGGAAGAGATCTCTATTGGCAAGAACTATTACACCCGTCTGGAGCTGCACGTCTATTCCCAGGTGCGGCAGACACATACCATTCAGAACCGCTGTTTCTGTTCTGCCAGTCCGGGAACACTGGGCACAGAATGCAATCTTTCCGAAGTGCCGCAGTGGGCGGATGTATTGCCGGAAAAGGTGTATGAAAACGTACAGCGTCCGCTGTTTGCCATTTTTCAGACACCGGATTCCAACAACATCGACCCCACTTCACCGCTGGGCGTTTCGGTCTTTGCCGATGCCGTGGACTTTATCCGAGATGCGGATGAGCACTGGGAACGGATTCTGTGGGAACTGGAATCGTCCGAACGTGCCATTGATGCCACCGAGGATCTGTTCCGGTACAAGGACGGCAAGCCGGTATTGCCGAAAGGCAGAGAGCGGATGTTCCGCAGCTATGAGAAAACGGACGGGCAGTCCTTTATCAATACCTTTTCTCCGGAAGTCCGGGACACTGCCTATTTCCATGCGTTCAATCAGATTTTGCGGCGGATCGAGAATGCGGTGGGGCTTTCCTACGGCACACTCTCCGAAGTATCCGATGTGGAGAAAACCGCAGAGGAAGTGCGGAGTTCCAAGCAGCGGAGCTTTTCCAGAGTGAAAGACATTCAGGAGAACCTGCGGAACGCACTGGAGCAGATGCTCTATGGAATGCAGTTCTATCAGGACTACTACCGCAGTCAGAGCAGTCCGCCGGTCAAGGCAACCTTTGCCTTCGGGGACGGTGTGCTGGAAGATCCGGACGTGGAGTATCAGCGGCGTGTGCAGATGGTACGGGACAAGCTATTGCGTCCGGAGCTGTTTCTGGCGTGGTACTTCGACTGCTCCGAGGAAAAGGCGGCGAAGATGATGCCGGAGCGGCAGGATGATGGCGGTTTATTTTCCGGTGGTGAGATCTGATGCAGAATTATGAGCCGGATGTGACTCAGCTGCTGGGGCTGTATCAGCAGCTGGAGGACGATATTGTGGCAGACATGGTGCGGCGTATGCTGAAAATGGGGTTTGTGTCGGAAACCACCGCCTATCAGGCAGAGGTGCTGCAAACTACCGGTATCCTGTATGATGACATTTTGCAGATGATCGCAGACCGGACAGATGCCAGTGTGGCACAGGTTCGGGCGATGTTTGAGGATGCCGGTGTGCGGACGGTGGAGATCGACAACGACACCCACGAAGCAGCCGGCGAAGCCCCGGCGGACATCCGGCAGGACGGCGGCATGAAGCAGGTGCTGGAAGCCGGATACCGGAAGACACTGGGAACCATGCGGAATCTGGTCAGCACCACGGCGAACACCACGCAGACTGCTTTCCTGCAAGCCTGTGACCGGGCATATATGCAGGTGTCCTCCGGAGCGTTCAGTTATCAGGATGCCATACGCATGGCGGTGCGAGATCTGGCGGACGGCGGTGCTTACATCACCTATCCCACCGGACACCGTGACCGCATTGATGTTGCGGTGCGGCGGTGTGTGCTGACGGGCGTGGGACAGACTGCGGCGGCAGTGGCAAAGAAACGGGCGGAGGATTCGGGCTGTCAGTACATGGAACTGACGGCACACGGCGGAGCAAGACCGGAGCACGCCAGATGGCAGGGGCAGCTTGTCCAGATACAGGGCAAACGCACCAGGAAGGTCATTGACGGGCTGAAAGTGTTTACGCTGGAAGAGATCGGCTATGGGGACGGCAGAGGCTTCAAGGGCTGGAACTGCCGGCACAACTGGCATCCGTACTATCCGGGACTGTCCACGCCGAACTACACACCGGAGGAGATCGCCAGGCTGGACGAAAAGAGCATTTCTTACAACGGCGAGAAGTACACAGAGTATGAGATCAGCCAGATGCAGCGAAAGGGCGAGCGGAAGGTCAGAACACTAAAGCGGCGAGCGGCAGCGTTGGAGGAAGCGGCGAAGAACACGGATGATCCGGTGTTAAAACAGGGTTTGAACGATGATTTTTCGGCGGTTTCTGTGCGTTTGAAAGATGCGGAAAAAACGCTGAAAGACTTCTGCCGCCAGACCGGACGGCGGAACGATACGTTCCGGTCACAGGTCAACGGGTTCGGGCGGTCTACGGCTCAGAGGGCGGTGCAGGCGAAAAAAAGGGCAGACGGCAGCTTGACTTCTGAAAACAACAATGCTATAATAAGACCATACGAACACAAACTGCCAAGAGAAAAGCGAAAGCAAATTATAAAAAAGGCAAGTGCATTGAAAAAGCCTATCTTTGCGGAAGATCGACCAGACAATGCTTTTGCATCTTATGTTCGTAATGTTCCGAGCAAAAAAGGATATTATGACGTTGCACTGCATGGAAGTCCAACATCTGTTGAATTTTTCGGAGAACCGATTGACGCATATTTACTTGCAAACATTATCCGAAACCGCAAGGATTATGAAAAAGGGACAAAAATCCGATTACTGTCCTGCAATACTGGTAACACGGAATCAACTGGTGATTGTGTGGCACAGATCGTTGCGAATGAGTTAGGCGTTCAAGTAGAAGCTCCAACTAAAAAAATCTATGTATTTGTTGACGGTACTTTTATTGTTGGAAAGAAAAATAATGGCGAAATGAAACTGTTTTACCCAAGGGAATGAGGCGATTTTATGAAATACTTGTTTAACTTTGACATTGATGAAATTTCAGCCGAAGATCTGAGGGAAAATATCTCTCATGAGAAGATTCCCGATAAGGATAAAATTGTTGCTTTTCTACGTTCTTCTTCACCAGTTGCCTATTCATCTGCACCAGTAATAGATAAACTTGATGGGACAAAAACAAAATACATGGATAATCTTAGGCAGTGTGATGGCTTTAGATGGAGCGAATCGGAAATTTACCATTTTGAAAAATACAATCTGAGAGCAAATAATGATTTCATTCAATATGTTCTCAATCAAACAAAATAAGCAAAGCGTACTTCGGTACGCTTTTTTCTATGCCCGAAAGGAGAATCTATGAAAGAAATGACATTCGGCGGTGCATTGGAAGCAATGAAAGCCGGAAAGAAAGTTGCCAGAACCGGTTGGAACGGCAAAGGAATGTATTTGTACCTTGCCGACGGCAAATTACTGACGCAGGAAATCGGTGACGGAAGTTATCCGTTTACGGACAGCATTGTCATGAAAACCGCAGATAACCGATATTGCATCGGCTGGCTGGCTAGTCAGACCGATATGCTGGCGGAAGATTGGTGCATTGTCAAATAGACTACCAGCGTTTTTGCATAGCGAAAGCAGCATCTCGAATGAGGTGCTTTTTTCTATGCCAGAAAGGAGCAGTTATGCTTACAATGATTGTTTTGTTAGTCCTCCTCTATGCCCTGAACGGAAGTTTTGCCGTTCCCACGGTGTGCTTTGTGCTTTCGTGGATCGGCATTGGATTCGGAGCGTTTGACCTTATTTTGAAACTGTTTCTGAAAGCTTATGAGAAGCATCTCGACTGAGGTGCTTTTTTCATACATTTTATTTTTTTTGAAAAGGAGTTATCCCTATGATCGATGAGAAATTTCTGGAAGGCATCGGCATCACCGACAAGGACACCGTGCAGAAGATCACGGAAGCCTATGCCGCAGACATCAAGGCGGAGCAGGACGCTGCCGCCGCCGTGCAGACGCAGCTGGACGAAGCCAGCAAGACCATTCAGTCCTACAAGGACATGGACATTGACGGCATCAAGGCGAGCGTGGAGGACTACAAGCAGAAGCTGGAGCAGTCCGAGGCAGACCGTGCCGCATTCGAGTACCGCACCAAGCTGTCCCAGTATGTCAAGGGATTGCAGCTGAAAAATGACGTATACGAAAAGTACGTCACCGATCTGCTGACATCCAAGGAACTGAAATTTGACGGTGACAAGCTGATCGGGGCGGACGATGTGGTGCAGCAGTTCCGCACCGCCCATGCAGACGCATTCGCCCCGAACCCCGGCGAGCGTGCGGCTGTCCCCACGTCCGGCAATCTGCCCGGTGCCATGAACGGCGTGGAAGCTGCGTTTTATGGCATGAATCCGAGTTTGAAGAAATGAGGGAGAATCCCTCCGGCACTTCGTGACAGCTCCTCTTGGAGAGGAGCCTGCCCCCTCTCTGACATCTCAGCACAAGGCACGCCCTACGGGTGCCCTGTTAGGGGAGGCTATAGCGGTGCCACCCCTCAGTCAGCCTACGGCTGCCAGCTCAGCACAAGGCACGCCCTACGGGTGCCCTTTCAGGGGAGCCTGTAATGTAGAATTTATTTTTATTATGGAGGAAAAGTTATGGCACATATTGCACAGGAACGATATTCGACACTGGTGGACGAGAAGCTGCGGTATACGCTGGTCACCAAGGACAATCTGATCTTCAATCCCCGTTATGAGGGAAATCCCAAGGCAGGCAAGGTCAAGGTGCCGGTGCGTGATACCGAGGTAGAGGTCAAGAAGTATGACAAGCAGACAGGTGCTGCGATCTCTGCCGGCTCTACCACCTATTTTGACATCAACATCGACATTGACGAGGCGGTCAACGAGATGATCGACGGCTATGACGCTGCCAGCGTGCCGGACGGCATCACCGCAGAGCGTCTGGACAGTGCCGGCTATTCTCTGGGGCTGTCCATGGACACCAAGTCTGTCCGTGCTCTGGAGGAGACCGCCGGCATCACCGTGGCAGCGTCCAAGACTGCCTGCACCGACAGCACGGCATACAAGCAGGTACTGGCGGCAAAGCGTGTGCAGTCCCGTATGGGTGTCCCCAATGACGGCAAACGCTGGCTGCTGGCATCTCCGGAATTTATGGAGGTGCTGCTGACGGATGACCGTTTCGTCAAGCAGGGTGATCTGTCTCAGGAGCTGGTGCAGTCCGGCGTGGTGGGCAGAATCGCCGGCTACAATGTTTTCGAGTCCAACAACACCATGTTTGAGGACAGCCAGCTGGTATCCGGCAAGAAAACCACCACGGAATTCATCTGCGGTCACCCGAACTGGTGCCACCGTGTGCAGGAGTGGTCTGTTCCGGTCGCCGTCAAGAATCTGACCAACGAGTATATCGGTTCTTCTGCCGTACAGGGCAGAAAGGTCTACGGCATCGGTATTTCCAAGCCGCAGACCGTCTATGTCAAGAGAGTGGAGGCGTAAGGCATGGCATATGCTGATTTTCCATACTACCAGGATTTTTATCTTGGCAGTATGATCCGGGATCCGACCGCATTCGGTCGGGCGGCAGAACGGGCAAGCGAGTATCTGGACATGGTGACATTCGGGCGGCTGCTGGACGGTGTTCCTGATCCGTGGGAAGACCGCATCCGGAAATGCTGCTGTGCACTGGCGGAGGCGATCGTCACCTATCAGGCATACGGCACAGGCGGTGCAGAGGGCATCGGTCTGAAAACGGCGGAGACCATCGGAGCGTACAGCGTCAGCTACGCTACCCCGACAGAAAGCATTTCCGCTCTGCTGAACGGAGAAACATCCGGCTTGCAGGACTACCTCAAAAGCATCTGCATCCGGTATCTGGGTGGTTCGGGGCTGTTGTACAGAGGGGTGTGAATATGTTTACCAACAAAATCGGCTGCACGGTATTTGCGAGAACGGTGGGAAAAGACCGCATGGAGCAGTATGTGCGGCACTTCTTCCCTGCGATCTACTGGGAGGACATGAAGGGACAGAGCCAGAGCGGCACATCTATGAAGCAGCAGGACAGCGTGCTGTGTATCATTCCGGCGGCATCGGTTTCCGGCTATATCCCGAAACGGAGCGACCGGATCTTCTGCGGCAGATGCACCGCCGCAGAACCGCCGGAGGAATGCCGGACGGTCATGGAAGTGAAAGACTTTCGCTATGGCTCTGCCGGTGTGCAGCATCTGGAGGTGGTGGCAGTATGATCATCAAAGTGGGTATTCATTTCAATACCAAGCAGCTCCACGCAAAATCGGCAGCCCTGAAACAGCAGGCACAGGAATTTGTGGGAAATGAGCTGCTGCGGAAATGTGATCCCTATGTGCCGTTTGACACCGGTATGCTCCGGGATTCCGGTATTTCTCACAGCAAGCCGGAGGAAGGGTATCTGCTATGGAAAACACCCTATGCGGCGGTGCAGTGGTATGCCGGCGTATCCCGTGGGCTGCGTGGGAAAAAGTGGGCACTTCGGGCATGGGCAGATCACGGCAAGCTGATCCTGAAAAGGGCCCGGAGCATCGCCAAGGGAAAGGTGTGACACATGGCAATCATTTCAGCGATCCGGGAATATATCGCCGGATGCCCTCTGCTCCATGACGGGGCGATCTTAGGCGTAGATCAGCTGGAGGCGGACACCATCGGCTATACCGTGGACACCGTCCCCTGCGAACCGGTGGTACAGAAGTACACGGACGGCAGCGACAAGCGGCAGTTTCTGTTCGTCTTTGCCAGCCGGGAAAAATACGGGGAAAAGGTACTGGAGAATATCGCCAATTCCGGTTTCTACGACGACTTTGCCGACTGGATCGAGCGGAACAACTGGCAGGGCATCTTCCCGGATCTGGGCGACTACCGGACACCATACCGCATAGACATTGCTTCCAGCGGCTATGCCTATGACACCGGCGATGATACCGCACGGTATCAGATCCAGTTAAAATTGATGTATTATCAGGACAGGAGGTATTTTACACATGGGTAAAAATCTGAAAAACGCAGACCTTGTGCTGCGTACCGGCAAGGTGGCATTCTATCATGTGCCGGGACAGAGTGCCTATACACGCATGGAGGGCTTCACCAGCCTCTCCACGTCCAAGAATCCCACAGAGTATGAGCGGCAGTATGTGGACGAGGATTTCAAGCGGACGGATATTACCGGCTATAACACTGCCATTGCCTATGCACTGGATCGCTACAAAAAACATCCTGTGACAGATGACATTATCAACATTCACGAGAACGAGCTGCTGGGACAGGATGCGGTGCGTTCTATCATCAATGTGGATATGACCACAGCACAGCAAGGGGGCAGCGGCATCTGGTCGGCATCGGCAAAGATGCGTGACTATGCCGTCATTCCGGATGCAGACGGCGACACCACAGACTGTATGACCTATTCCGGCAACTTTAAGACAAGGGGCGAAATGGAGGATGTCACGGTGTACAGCACCGATGATTTTCAGACCATTACACTTTCTTCTCACACCAAGCCGGTACTGAAAACGCTGTCTGTTTCCTATGGCAGTGAGAACCTGCTGAAACCGACCTTCAAGCCGTCTGTTACAGAGTACACGGTCAGCAAGATCGGTTCTCTGAGTGTGTATGCAGCAGCAGAGAGTGACACATTTAGTATTACAGCTTCCTGCAATGGAAATTCTTCGTCCATTACCAATTCCGGTGTGGCATTTACCGTCAAGGAAGGCGACTATATCTACATTACTGTTACAAACGGCACACTGGGCTCTAATACCTATGCCGTTAAGTGCAGTGCTTCGTAAATACCCCTCAGTCAGCCTACGGCTGCCAGCTTCCCTTTCAGGGGAGCCTATAATTGAATAATTCATCTTATGGAGGAATGAACGATGAAAGAAGATCTGACGATTTGGCATATCCACGGACTGGAGCTGCCGCTGGACATTGAGGAAGCGGACACCGTGGAAAAGTACGAGGCTGCTCTGGCACAGCTGGAGCAGGATGTGCCGGAGGACAAGTCTGCCGGTGCGGCAGCATACATCCGGGCATACTGCAAGGCGTTTCGTACCTTTTATGATACGCTCTTTGGTGAGGGTACGGCGGAACAGATCTTTTCCGGCATCCCAGATCATGCACGGCGGTATACGGCAGTGTACGGAGAATTCCTGACCTTTGTGGCAAAACAGGCGGCACAGTCGCAGGCGGAATCCATGCAGCTGAAAAAGAAGTATCTGCCCAAAGGCGGCAGACGATGAATCTGCTGTACGATGCCCTGCCGGACACGGTGACGGTAGACGGCAAGGCGTACCGGATCTATACCGACTATCGGGACTGGCTGCGGTTTTATGATATGCAGGAGGACGATGGTCTTTCCAAACGAGAAAAGCTGCTGCTGATGCTGGAATGGTACATCGACAAGCCACCGCTCTCCTGTCTGGAGGAGGCTCTGGAAGCTCTCATTGGGTTTGCGACACGCTCTGAGGAGCAACCGGAACAGCGGCAGGAGCATTCCGGACGCAAAACCACAGACCGGGTGCTGTCATGGCAGTATGATGCAGCCTATGTGTATGCGGCGTTCCTGTCGGTCTATCACATGGACTTGCAGCAGGTGGAGCAGATGCACTGGCATCTGTTTCTGGGGCTGTTTGATGCCCTTCCGGACGAAACACCCATTAAGCAGCGGATGGGATACCGCAGTGTGAATCTGGCGGAGATCAAGAACAAGAACGAACGGCTGCGGATCCGGAAGATTCAGGATCGCATCCGCATTCCGCAGCCGGAGCTGGACGGCTATCAATGCGGTGCGTTTTTCGGATAGATAAATCCTGTTTTAGAAGCGTATAAATAGCGGCACTTTTACGGTATGTGAGAGTGCCGCTTTTTCGGAGGTGGTGAAATAATATGGCAGATGAAAGCATCAGAGTCCCCATTGACGGTGATACCAGCGGTTTTGACCAAAAGGTTGAAGGCATGAAAGGGACGATCTCCGCAGCATCTGTGGCAATGGGCAATCTGCTCTCTGACATGGGAAAGAAAGCCCTGTCTGCATTTGGCGATATGATCTCCTCCGGGGACGAGTTCAACAAGGCGATCAATCAGATGTCCTCTTCGACTGGTGCGACCGGAGCGGAGCTGGAAGGGCTTCGGGATGTGGTCAAGGATGTGTACGGCAATAACTTCGGGGATTCCTATGAGGATGCCGCCAATGCCGTGGCAGAGGTCACAAAGCAGACCGGACTGATGGGCGAGGAATTGCAGTCTGCCACAGAGGGTGCTATGGCACTCAGCGACACGTTCGGCTATGAAGTTAATGAAAGCACCCGTGCTGCATCGGCACTCATGAACAACTTCGGGATCAGTGCCGAAGAAGCATACAATCTCATTGCCGCAGGAGCACAGAACGGTGCCGATCAGAACGGCGATCTGCTGGACACCCTCAATGAGTATTCCACACAGTATGCGGCACTGGGACTTTCCGCAGAGCAGTTCACCCAGAGTCTGATCTCCGGGGCAGAATCCGGGGCGTTCTCCATCGACAAGGTGGGCGATGCGGTCAAGGAATTCAATATCCGCTGCAAGGACGGCAGCGAGTCCACAGCAGAGGGCTTTGCCATGATTGGCATGAATGCAGATGACATGGCACAGCGGTTTGCGGCTGGCGGCGACACAGCACAGGAAGCATTTTTTCAGACTGTCCAGGCGTTGGACAGCATTGCAGACCCTGTCGCCAAAAACCAAGCTGCCATTGACCTGTTCGGCACACAGTTCGAGGACTTACAGGCAAACCTATTGCCCATGCTGGCAAACATGGAAGATGCGTCCGGTGTGGCGTATGATGCACTGGGACAGATCAACGAGGTCAAGTATGACGACATCGGCAGTGCGGTAGAGGGACTGAAACGGACTGTCAGCGGTTTCTCTCTGGATATGAAGTCCACGCTGTCTGCCGGAGCAGCAGATGCCATTTCCGGTATCATCAATGTGATGAACGGCGGAGATGCTGCCGGGATCTTTGACGGGCTATTTGAAAGCATCAACAGTGTGATCGACTCCATCGGCAGCAGATCCAGCGGCATGGTGGAAGCTGGTAAGAAGATACTGGGCGAATTTCTTTCCGGTATCTGGAAAAACCTACCTGGCATTCTCAGTGCCGGAACAGAGATCCTAAACAGCATCGTCCAGGGCATTTCGGAAAATGCTTCGGCATTACTGGAAGCAGGACAGACACTTTTGAACGGCATTATTACAGCGATTCAACAGGCGTTGCCGAACCTGCTGCCCATTGCGGTGCAGCTGATCACCACGCTGATCAACGGATTGTCAGAGGGTCTGGTGGCACTGATGGAGTATGTGCCGCAGATCATTCTAACCATTGTCAATGTGATCGTGGAGAATCTGCCCACGCTGATCGTGGCAGCTATCGAGATCCTGAACGCTCTGGTAGGCGGTCTGATAGACAATGTCAGCACGATTCTAACAGCGGTCATTATGATTATCATGACACTGACGGATATGATAATCCAGAATCTCCCTCTCCTGATCGATGCCGCTATTCAGATCATTATGGCGTTAGTCAATGGCATTCTGGACAATCTGCCGCAATTGATCGAAGCGGCAATTGATATGATATTTGCCATTGTCAACGGACTGATCGAACAATTGCCACAGCTGATCGATGCAGCCATTCAAATTGTCACAGCTCTGTTTCAAGGGCTAATAGACAACTTGCCAATGATTATTGAAGCAGCAATCAAGCTGATGTATGGACTGTCTTCCGGGTTGATCAAAGCGATTCCGGATCTTTTGAAAGCGATTCCCCAGATATGGGGAGCGATCTGGGATGCAATCACCGAAGTGGACTGGCTGGAACTGGGCGGCAACATTCTGAAAGGCATCGCCAACGGTCTGATCGAGGGTGTTTCTGCTATCTGGGATACAGTGCAGGACGTTGCCGGACAGATCTGGGACGGATTCAAGGACTTTTTCGGGATCAATTCCCCGTCAAAGCTGATGCGTGACACCATCGGTAAGTTTCTGCTGCCTGGTGTTGCAGTGGGCATGGAAGATACGACAAGTGACACGGCAGACGATCTGAACCGGTCGCTGGATGCCATGATGGACAAGGTGGACACCGACCGGCTGCAAATGCAGCTGGATTCTGCGGTACAGATGCAGGGCTATTCCGGCATCGGGACGGCAGTTCCGGCAGTGCAGTACAATCCGCCGGAGAAGACCGCGGCGGAAGAATACCGGCAGCCGCAGCAGAACGGGGATATTATCATTCCGGTGAACATCGGCGGCACACAGCTGGAAACCGTTGTGGTCAAGGCGGCACAGATCGCCAATGCACGAAGCGGAGGGGAAACATTATGAGACTTGTGAATATTTGGGCGAAGTCGCCGAGCGGCACTTGGTCTTGTGCTGCCAATATGCGACAGCTGGTTAACGGAGATTCTACTGCGGAGCCTCTGGGAAAACGATTCCAAAGTGCTGCCGGAACACAGATCTATTATCCGGTTCTGGCGTTGGTGAAAACCATTCCACTGTCGTTTGAGGTGCACGGAGATACCGCCTTGTCCAAGCTGATGAGTGTGCTCAGATGTGGTGTACTGTATCTGGACGGTGCAGTTTATCCGGCACAAACAGGGGCAATTGTTCCATTTGACCAGCATCTGGGAGATTGTTTGATCCTGTCCGGAAACGTTTCTGTGACCACGATTTCTGTTAGTCGTGAGATCTATCGCGTATCTTTTTCGGCAATCCGGCAGCTTGGTCAGGAGGAATTTGGTGAAATTCCGTATTTTGCCCCGCTTTTCAGTAATTTCCAGATCTCTTTTTCCGGCGTGGAAATCGTACAGGACAGCAAGGGCACTCCCTTTTCGCCGCTGGCATATTTGCAGTCCAGAAGCGGCAAACGTCTGGCAGACGGCTCTGTGCAGCTGCCGGACTATACGACCGAAAGCACAGACGTAATCTATCTGCATTTCTATGTCGGTGCAAATTTGCTGCAAGCGGCTTCGCCGAAGGTTCTGGTATGCGGCATTGCCGGAAAACCGGATACAGAGGTGGATCTGACCGAGTATTTTCGGGCTTCTGACGGTGGCTGGAAAGGCAGCGTGCTTGGCATCGGCATTACCGGAGCAGTGACAAATGCCTATGTGCGGATGCAGTGCGGCGATATTGACCGCATTTATCGTCTGCGGATCGATGCACCGAATTTCCGGGAGGATGAGATATGATCATTGCAGAATCCATTCGGGTGGAGGTATACAAATACAACTATGCCGCACACAGCTATGATCTGGTTACTACACTAACGGAATCCAGTATCATTTCTGCCGGCGGCAAGCGGCAGTGCTGTGCAGACGGCACATTTGAGATCGGCGGCGTGTATGCTGCCACGTTTTCCATGCAGGCAAAGATTCCGGGAATGACCACATTTCAGGTGCGTGGGGCAAAATTACGGGTACGTTCCAAATACGGCACTGAATCCGCATGGTACAATATGGGCACATTCTGGGTCACGGATGCCACCCGCGTGGGCGAGATCTTTTCCGTCAACGCACAGGACGCTGTGGGGTGGCTGGATACGTCCAGCTACAATGATACCGCAGAAACTGCTGTGAAAACGGTGGGAAAAGTACTTGCTGACAAATGGCAAAACATCGGAATCGGAATCGACCAGTGGGACGAAAACGGAACTGAATACGGCGGCTGGCTGCAATATCTGACGGACTGCACCAATACCTTTATCCAGTCCCAGACCGGCGTAAAAGAGATGCTGCACTGGAAAGCGTATGACAAGGCAAGACGGGAAACTTATGGCAGGTACTGCAACGACAGGATCTATGCAAAGGTCAACGGGAAATGGTCACAAACCATATATCCGGCAAAGTTTTATCTGAGTGCGGAAAACAGCAACAGCGACTCTGACTGCCCACGGGATTTTTACCGCTATCTGGCAGAACTGGCTTTTGGGTTTGTGTATGCCAGACCGGAGGACGGAGCTTTGGAACTGGGACAGTTCGGGAACGGTTATCACGGAAGTGTCAGCATCGGCATGTCAGAAATAGAATACGATTCCTGTGAGGTGGCAGATTATGAGATCCATATGCTGCGTACAGATGCCCGTGTGGAGCTGGAAGATGAAAAATCTACATGGGCATGGGTAAGACATAGTTCTCCGGATTACAGCACCAGTTCTTTTCAGCGGTTTCTGATCGAATCCAATCCGTTTCTGGATGGTTTTGCAAAGGATTTTGTATTCAGCAGCGGCTATGGACTGAGTACCCTTCCCCATTCTATGTGGCTCGCAAGATATTCTTCCGACACCGGGAATCAGTATGCAGTGCGTCCGTTTTCCTGCACCGTACACAGTACAAAACGGTTTCAGCTGGGACAGAAAATCAAGCTCTCTTATCGGGATTTTCATGAAACCACTGCCAAAAGCTATGACAGCATTATCACTGCCATTGAATGGATATTTCGGGGCGGTACAAAGCTTTCCTGCGGCGGCGAGGACAGCCGTATGATGGCGGACTGCATCCGTTCTTCCAAGGGCGACAAAGTCCGCAAAGAGGCACGAAACCGGTGCAGAGCGTTGGAAAAACGAGTTCAGAAACTGGGAGGGTAAGACATGATATTGCAGGCAAACAAGAAATTCATTGACACCAGCCATGTGGCACATC